CGGCGTGATCTTGGGCCGCCCGTTATAGACGCCGGGGTTGGATGAGCTGACCCCGGACTGCTTGGCCCGCTGCTTGGCCAGAGACCCGACCGCCGCCGTCATGATGTCGGCAGTAGTATCGAGCAGCAGCGCGGTAGCGGCAAAGGTCGACAGCACCGCTGACGGTGCCACGGTGCCGAACTGGACGCGGTCGAGGTTGGCATTCATCCAGGTATCCTTCTGGGCCGCCGTCGCTGCCGACCATTTCACGCCATTGACCCGGTTGCCCGGATTGCCAAGCCGCCCGGTCTGCACCGCCCCGCTCGGGATCGACAGCAGCGCGTCGGTGATGTCGTCACGAACGATCCGCCGCGCCCAGCCGCGCAGCAGTTCGCGCGCCGTAGAACGCACGTTGAACGAACTCTCCTTGTTGCTGGCGCGATTATTGGCGACCGCATTTCTGGCCCAGTCGGCCCAGACCGGGAAGCCATAGCTGTCGAGCATTTCCTCATTGCCGCGCAGCGTACCGGCACCGACACCGGGACCGACAAGCTGATTGACTAAGGGGACGTTGACCTGCTTGCCATCGCTTTCGAGATCGGCGAGCCGGACGATGACACTGGTCGAGGCTTCGCCCATGAAGGGGTCGAAGCGGGATTTTCGCAGGAAGTCGGTAATGACCTGTCTGCGAAATTTAATGAGTTCATTATTGACGTGGTTGGTCGTGAGCATGGCCGCTCATCCTCTATGATGCGCGGCGTCTAGTGCTTTGCTAGCGCCGCTTTGCGTTGACTGCGGCCCGGAATAACGCCTCGTCGGAGGGCTCGGCGACTTGTCCGTCGCCGCCTCCTGCGCCGATATCTCCGAGCGATGGAGAAGAGGCGACCGATGATTTGACAGGGCGTTCGACCATGCGGCCGGACGCTTGTGCTTGACCCCTTGCTTCCTCAATGACCAGCCGCTGGAATTCGGGGTCCTTGCGGGCTTCGTCACGAATGCGCTGGCGATAGGCGTTGAGATCGCCGCCGGTTGTGCGCAGCACTTCCCCCGTGCGGTGCCACTGGATGATGACACCATAGGGATCGTCACTGTTCATCGCACGCCGGTAGACGTCCCGGGCTGCGGGATCGCCGACGCCCAGGCCCTGCTCCAGGGCCTGACGCGCCGTACTGACGGTCTCCACTCCATGCTCTCGCATCGCCCATTTGAGCGATGTGTTTTCGCTTTGTGCCTGGAGTCGCGCCGCCATCCTCGCTTCAGCCTGTTCCACATACTGCTGCACGAACGCGGACGGATTTTCGAAGATGTCCGGTCCCTGTTGCGGCGGCGGTTGCTGCTGCCGCAACTGTGCCTGCAACTCCTCATAACGACGCTCGGCCTGTCGCCTGGCCTCGCTTTCCTCGCGTAAACGCCACGCGGGGATATGCGCCTCGTCCCTGGCTTCGACCTTCTCCGGCGGCTTTTCAGGCGCAGGTTCTGGCTTCGGCTCATCAGGCAGGTCTAGAGGCAGTTCGGGGTTTTCGAACTTGTCGAGGGTCGTCGTGGTCGTCGCATCCTGGAACAACGCATTATCGTCGGGCAAATCTTGCCCCTGGGTCGTGTCTGTCATGTCATGGGTCTCCTGCCGGCTTTCGTGCCAAGCGGACGAACTCGATCTATCGCGGTCGAGCAAACGAGGCTCGGGCTATCGTGCCGAGCAGACGAAACTTTTAATGCCGGGCGACGGCCTTGACGCGGCGAACCTTCTCAGGCTTGCCGCGACTAACGCGGCGAGCCTTCTCGGGTTCTGGCTCGGTCTCGGGTTCGTCCACCGTCCACTGATATTTATGCTGGCCGGCCGGGCCGTAGACATGCTGGTGATCCGTCAGCGGGATCTGGTATTCGATATTAGCGGCGGCTTCCCGCATCATCTGGGCGATATGAACGCTGTCACGGACGCTGTTGTCGGGAACGTAGACGGTCAAGACACAGGTTTTCATGGCTTGCTTCCCTGGGTTGGTCGCGGTTTTTCGCGGGCGATCTGCAGTTTGGTGGCGATGTCATGGGCCTGCAGGGCACGATCCTGGACCCGGTGGAAGCCCTCGAAATGCCGGTCGGCCATCTTGTTGGTGGAGGCCATGAACGCCTCACGGTTGGTGCGGGCGTTCTCGGCCATGATCTGCAGCGGCGTCAGGACGTTGTCCTTGGTATCCATCGATCGCGCCGTGGCCAGCTTGTGTTCGGCGGTGGCGTCGGTTTCCTTGATCCGGGCGATCTGTTCGGCCTGATCCAGCATATCCTTCGGCGGTGGCGGGTGACCAGACGGCATGCCTTCGGTCTGCGCCTTGGCGATGTTGAGCACGCCCTTGGTCTGGGCGTTGCCGGCCTCGGCGTTGAGTTTGGCGGCTTCGGCCTGGGTCTTGGCAATGGTGGCAGCTTGCGCGGCCTGCTTGACCGGATCGGGCTGCGACAACATGCCGATCAGCTTCTTCTTTTCCGAGATCGGCAGGCCCGAGGCCTGGATGGTCACAGCCGGCGGCACCGGCACACCGCTCTGCGACAGCGCCATCAACAGATCGAAGATGTCGCCCATCACGCTCTCGGAATCCCTGCCCTCGTCGATCTTGATCTCGACATCGATATTACCGAGCATGTTGACCAGGGTCGGCAGGCCGTATTCATCAAGACCGACGGCATTCAATTCCATGAACTGCATGACTTCTGCATCGTCGGTAACCCGCAACATGCGCTGCGAGATCCAATGGGTCTGCGCCGCCACCCATGCCATCCGGTAGCGCTCCAGTTTCCAGACCCGAAAATTCTTCAGGAACGGGCCTAGCTCCGCCAGCCCCGCCTGCTGCAGCATGTTGGCGGCGCGGCCACTGACGTTCTGGCCGAACTCCTGGATCAGTTGCTGGTTGGGGCCGAAGGAGTCGATTTCGTTCTTGGCGTCCTCGTAATATTTGGTCTGCTGCAGGAACTCCTGATCCTGCTGAATGATTTCCAGATTGTTCTTGTCGCCGCGGTAAACCAGCGCCCCATCTGGTCGAGCTGCCTCTCGACGGGTGACTTCCACATCATCGACAGCACCTTCCTGGATCTTGATCTGGCGCGTGTTCATGATGTGGATGGCTTTGGAGCGATGCTGGTTCATCGCATCCTGCGGCCCGCGCAGGCGGCGGACAAAGCCGTAATGATCGCCGTCGATATCGATCATGTTGGCGAAGGCACTGTACTTCGAAATCGACATGCCGCGTTCGTTCTTGAACGGGCTTTCACCGGACATGATTTCGTAATTACCGGTGTGCAGGCACCAGCGCCAGACCCCGGCTTTCTTGTACCAGTGATCGACCAGACGAACCCGGTCGTGGTTGTCGGTCCAGAGATTTTCGCGATCGGTATCGAACGCAGTCCAGTAGCCGCCGTCGCTGTCAAAGGCTTCCTTGACTTCCTCCGAAGCACCCGGCTTCAGCGTGTCGAGTTCGTCGATGTCGCACCATTTATAGACACCGTGATATCGGACATCCTGGAAGTTACTCCGTACACTACGCGGGTCATAGAAAAAGGTCTTTGGGTCCACGTAGGCAAAACGCAGGTCGGGATCACCCTTGTCCCCAGTGCCGAGCACAAGCTCGTCGACGCCAAAGCCGTGGATAAGGGCATCGCGGCAGCATTCGACTTCAAGATCCTCGGCGAAAGAGGCGTCATTGATGGTCCTGATGACCTGGGTGGCGACTTCGGCGCCCTGTTCGCCCTTCGGCGTGTTGGGAAAGGCCTTTGGATCGGTACGCAGCCGGCGGATTGTTCCTGAGAGACTATCGAGTTTGCGGCCGGTACGGTCAAAGGTAATGGCGGGCTGATGGCGTTTCTTGAGGATACCCAACTGATCCGAGTTCCATTGATCGACGTGATAGTAGCGCCATGAATTGCGCGCCTCGTCGATCTCACGGGCCTTGGAAGAAGCGTAATCCTCGAACTCGCGGCGACGCAGGGTCAGCTTCGGGGCCTTATCATCGGCATAGGTATCAACGGTGTCGCGGAGCGGTTCAAGCGTGATCATTGATAGCCGGCCTCCCGCCGCCACCTGGCCAGGTCTTCCGGCGAATAGTTAGGCGGCAGAGACGTAAATCCCCGCTCGGTGGATGGCGACATTGGACGCATGCCAGTCATCTGCAGATCATCCGGCCAGCGCTGGTTAAAGGTCGGCGGCGCGTTCAGGGCATCGATATTGGCCAGGTATTTCGCCACTTCCTCCGGGGAAGGCCTGGCGATATCCTGCGCGCCGAGTTGCTGCCCCAGCTTTGACAGCGGCGTCATCGGCAATAATGGTTTTCGCCATGCATATTCCAGCTCTGGCGTACTCATTAAATTACGTGCGGCGGTGACATGCGCGGGCTCGTCGATCCGGTTGTCGACATTGGCGCCGGGAGTGCGAAAGAAATAATCTTTTGATCGTGCTCGATCGCGTTCACTCATAGCGTCATCGCATCCACGGTTTTGATCCGGTCACGGGTCGATGTGTAGCCATCCTTCGGCTTGGCAAATACCGCGACCTGGCCGGCGCGACCCTTCACCATCTGGTCGAGTAGCTGACCACACAGTCTTT